AAAATAGTCTAGCCCTCTCCCTAAACAACTAGACACCTGCCCGGCCAAACTGAGCGCCATCACTCAGGAGAGCCGCGCATGCCAGCCCCGTCACCCTACATCGTTCGTGCCAGCGCCAGCCGCAGCGCCGAGCTGTTTATCTACAGCGACATCGGCGAATCGTGGTGGGGCGAGTCGGTGGCGGCGGTGGATTTCGTGCGCGACATCGCCGCACTGGATGTCGACACCATCACCCTGCGCATCAACAGCTACGGCGGCTCAGTCTCAGACGGCATCGCCATTTACAACGCCATCAAGCGCCACCCGGCCAAAGTCACCACCTGCATCGACGGCATTGCCGCCAGCATTGCCAGCTTGATTGCCATGGCCGGGGATTCGGTGGAAATGGCCGAAAACGCCACGCTGATGATTCATGCCCCCTGGACTTACGCCGATGGCAACAGCGCCGACCTGCGCCGCACCGCCGACATGCTCGACGTCTGGGCGCAAGCCATGGCCACTAGTTACGCCAACAAAACCGGCAAGCCGGTAGACGAGATGCTGGCGCTGCTGACTGACGGCGCCGACCACTGGTACACCGCCGAACAGGCGCTGGCCAACAAATTTATCGATGCCACCACCGCCGCCCTGCCGATTGCCGCCAGCGCGCGCTATGCCGGCTTGCAGCGCTTTGCGCCGCCGGCCGACGTGGCTGCGCGCCTGGGCATCGAAAAGCCCGTTTCACCCGCGCCGGCTGCCGCCGGCAACCCACAACAGGAGCACACCATGCCAAACCCGACCCCGGCGGCTAACCAACCGACCGACATGGATGCACAGGCCGCACTGCAGGCCGGCATCAAAGCCGAATCCGACCGCCGCAGCGGCATTAAAGCCGCTTTCGCCAAATTCGCCGGCGTTGCTGGCGTGAGCGCACTGGCCGACCAGTGCGAGTCCGATATCACCTGCACCGTGCAGGCCGCCGGCGAAAAACTGCTGGCACACCTGGCCAAAGGCGCCGCGCCGGTCGCCAGCGTGATGGTAGTGGAAGACGAGCGCGACAAAGCCCGCGCCGGCATCAGCAAGGCCATCATGGCCCGTGCCGGGCTGGAAAAGCAAGACACCGCCAACCCGTATCGCGGCTACAGCCTCACCGAAATGGCCCGCGCCTCGCTGGAAAAGGCCGGCACCAAAACCGGCCACCTGGACAAAATGAGCCTGGTGGCCGCAGCGTTTACGCACTCCACCAGCGATTTCACCAACCTGCTGGCCAACGTCGCCAACAAATCGATGCTCAAGGGCTACGAAGAGGCCGACGAATCGTTCCAGCTCTGGACAGCCAAAGGCACGCTCACCGACTTCAAACCGGCCAAGCGCGTCGATATCGGCGCCTTCCCGGCGCTGGCGCAGGTGGCAGAAGGCGCAGAATACAGCTACGGCACCGTGGGCGACCGTGGCGAAACCATCCAGTTGGCCACTTACGGCAAAATGTTCAGCATCACCCGTCAAGCCATCATCAACGACGATCTGGACGCCTTCACCAAAGTCCCGATGCGCATGGGCCGCGCAGCCATTCGCACCGTGGGCAACCTGGTGTATGCCGTACTGACCGGCAACCCGACCATGTCAGACGGCGTGGCATTGTTCCACGCCAACCACAACAACCTGCTGACCGGCGCAGCCATCAGCACCACCAGCGTGGGCGCCATGCGCGCGGCTATGGCCAAGCAGGCAGATACCAACACCAACGCGCTCAACATCCGCCTGGGCTACCTGATTGTGCCGGTGGCGCTGGAAGGCGCAGCCAGGGTGGTACGCGAATCCGAATTCGAGGTCGGCGCATCTAACCGCAACAACACCGTGCCGAACACTGTGCGCGGCACCTTCGAAGTCATCAGCGACGCCCGCCTCGATCTGGTGAGCGCCACCAACTGGTTCGGCGCCGGCAACCCGTCGATTTTCGACACCATCGAAGTGGCCTACCTGGACGGCGTCGACACCCCGACGCTGGAGCAGGAAAAAGGCTGGAACGTCGACGGCGTCGAATTCAAAGTGCGCCTCGATGCCGGCGTAAAGGCCCTGGACTACCGCGCACTGGCGAAAAACCCGGTTTAACCCGATTGACTGAGCACGCCGCCCGCTGAGCGGGTGGCAGGCCAAGCGACAAGGACAACATCATGACTACAAAATTTGTGCAGCCCGGCGAAGTGATCGACCACGTTGCCAGCGGCGCCAAAACCAGCGGCCAGCCGGTGCTCATCGGCACCAAGCTCGGCGTATGCGTGGCAGACATCGCCAACGGCGCCACCGGCCCGGTGGCGGTCAGCGGCGTGTACACCGTCACCAAGCTGACCACCGACGTGGTTGCCCAAGGCGACGCCCTGTATTGGGATAACGGCAACAGCCGCCTGACCACTACCGAGGGCAGTAACGTTTACGCCGGATATGCCTTTGCCGCAGCCGGCAACGGCGTCACCAGCGTCAACATCAAGCTCAACGGCTGATCATGGCCACGCCATTCACCGCGCTCGAAGCCCGAGTCAACAGCGCAGCCCTCAGCCGGCTTGCCAACGCGCAGGCCCGCATCAACGGCGGCGGCGCGATTGCCGGGTTTTTCGACCAGCGCGCGGCGGATGTGCTGGCGTATGCACAGGGGCTGCAGCCGCAGTTCCAGTGCCCCGAATCACTGGCCGGCTCCGTGCTCGAAGACGACGCCATCGAAATCAGCACCGATACCGCCGTAGTGCTGTTCAGCGGCCGCGTCTCGCGCATCGTGCCGGATGGCACAGGCTGGCTCACGCTCAGCCTGCAGGAGCTGTAACGTGGCGCACGTCCGCACGCAAATCCGCGCCCAGGTGATTGCCGCACTGGCGGGCCTGCCCACCACCGGCAATCGAGTGTATCCCGGCCGCAGCCTGCCACTTGATCCGGACCGCATCGGCGGCCCCGGCCTGCTGGTGTATTGCGGCAACGAAGAAATCGAAGCCGTTACGCTCCACGCGCCCCGGCTCGAAGAGCACGCGCTGATGTTGCACCTGCGCGGCGTGGTCAAAGCCGGCAGCAATCTGGAAGACGTGCTCGACCAGATCGCGCTCGAAGTGCAACGCGCCATGGCCCAGCAGCTGCCAGACACGGAGCACATCGCCCTGCAGGTAGACGAAGACGACACGCTGGAAAAGCCGTGCGGCCTGATCACGCTGACGTATCGGATGAAATACCACATCGCGGCCGATGCGCCGGATGTGTTGCTGTGAGGCGAGTATGAGCGAAACCAGCAAAACCCTGCACGAAACCCTGATCCGCGCCGCCAAGATGGCAATTGCGGCATGGGAAAAATGGCTGGCGGGCCACACCGCCAAATAAACAACCGGATCGCCGCCCCGCACAAGCCGCGCGGCCATCCCAACGAAACACCCATCCGGGCACGCTGACTTGCCGCGCCGATAACGGCCCCGCCAGTTGATTTGCCTCCCCGGTTTTACCCGGAGAGCAAATCCATGGCAACCGTTCGCAAATGGTCCAACGTAGCAATCGCAATGCAGTCGGCGCTGGCCGCTGACAAAACCCTCACCGCCATCACCATTGGCGCCACCGCCACGGTCACCAGCACCGCCCACGGCTACGTCAACGGCGATCTGGTATTGATCAGCGCCCAGGGCATGCGCCAGGTGGATGGCCGCATCTTCCGCGTGGCGTCCAGCACCACTAACAACTTTGTGCTGGAAGGCGAAGACACCAGTGGCTACGACGCGTTCAGCTCTGGCACGGCGCAGCTGATTACATTCGGCACCAGCATCACCACCGCCACTACCGTCAACGGCTCCGGCGGTGATTTCGATTTTATCGACACCACCACCATTCACGGCAACGCGAAAACGCAGATCCCCGGCCTGGCCAACCCGGCAACCTACTCGTTCGAAAACATCTGGGATGTGTCGGACGCCGGCCTGAAAGCGATGAAAACCGCCTCCGACGCCCAGGCGCAGCGCTGCTTCAAGTTCACCTTCGGCGCGGGCGGCCAGGTCATGTTGTTCAACGGCTACGTTGGCGCATCGCTGCTGCCGGGCGGCTCGGCGCAGGACAAGGTCACCACCCAGACCACTGTCACCATGTTTGGTTCGCCAACTTACTACGCGAGCTGATAAGCCATGAGCAAACTCGCTGAAAAAATCCGTAAATCGCGCGAAATCCGCATTCAGCCAGAAGGCCGGGCGTTTGTGTTTATCGCTCTGCGCCCAACCGACCTGGACATGATGGAGCTACGCGAAGGCATCACCCCGCGCGGGCTGCTGCGTTTTGTGTCCGGCTGGGAAAACGTCACCGAAATCGATCTGGTTCCGGGCGGTGATCCGCATCCGCTGGCGTTTGACCCGGATGCGCTGGTGGAGTGGGTGTCAGACGAGCCGGAGCTATTCGCCGCGCTCATCAACGGCATCACCGGCGCTTATGCCGAACACCAGCAGAAGCGCGCCGACGCGAAAAAAAACTGACCGACTGGCTCGAAGCGCTGCAACTGCCCTTCGAGCCGCCCCCGTGCCCGGCCGACATCCGGCCAGTGGTACGGGCCTGGAACCTGATGGGCGGGCAGATCGACTGGTCTGCCTTGCCGATCATCGCCGACATCGTCGGCTTTAGCGACATCGAAACCCTGTTAGACCAACTCTGCGCCCTGCGCGACCGAGACACCGATGGCGAATGACGTAAAAATCGTACTCACGGCGCAAGACAAAGCCAGCGAGGGAGTCGACCGCGTCGCCGGCCGTATCGAAGCGCTCGAAAAAGCCTCGTCTGCCGTGGCGCAGCGCATGGATACCATCCGCAACGCCCTGGCCGGCGTCGTCACCGTAGGCGCCGGCCTGGCGCTGTCGAAACAGTTTATCGACATGGCCGACTCGATGGCGCTGCTGCAATCGCGCGTCAAGCTCGCCACCAGTGGCGCAGCCGAATTCGCGCAAGTGCAGGCCGACCTGTTTGCACTGGCGCAGCGCAACTCGGTGAGCCTCGAAGAGGTTGCCGGCGCGTTCTCGCGCCTGTCCGACCCGGTCAAGCGGCTGGGCGGCGGCTCAAAAGAAGCGATTGGCATTATCGAGTCGCTATCGAAGTCGCTGAAAATCAGCGGCGCCAGCGCACAAGAGTCTGCCGCCGCCATCCAGCAGTTCGGCCAGGCCATGGGTAGCGGAAAACTGCAGGGCGACGAATTCAAATCGCTGGCCGAAGCCGCGCCGCGTTTTATGAAAGCCCTCTCCGAAGGCTCCGGCATCGCCGCCGAAAACCTGAAAGAGATGGCATCCGAAGGCAAGCTGACTGCGGACGTGGTCGGCAACGCCTTGCTCAACTCGCTCGACAAGCTCAACGCCGAAGCCGCACAGATGCCCGACACCGTCGGGCAGGCGATGACCCGCCTGAAAAACGACATCGCCAAGGCGGTAGACGAAATCAACCAGGCCGGCGGCATCAACGGCGGGCTGGCCGGGTTGATTGGCGACGCCGGGCAACTGATCGGCCCGATCAAGCAGGAAATGATCGAGGCGTTTCAGGCGGTCGGCTCGTGGATCGAAAACAACCGCGAGGGCCTCGCCGAAACCGGCCAGGTGGTCGGCGGCGTGGTGTCTGATGTCTGGCGCATGGCCGAAAGCATGGCCAGCGTAGTCGGCTTTGCCGCAGAGGTCAGCACCAAGTCCGGCCTCCTGAAAACAGTGCTGGAATCGGTGCGCATCATCCTGGCCGGCATCGAGGACGGCATCACCATCATCGGCGCCGCGTTCGTCAAGGTCGGCGCAGATATTGTCGACATACTCTACAAGCCGCTCGGCAACCTGATGCTTGCCTACGGCAACGCGCTGGAGATGATTGGCAGCAGCAGCGCCCGCTGGTGGCAAGAAGCGGGCGACAAAATCCGCAACACCACCAACGCCGCGCACGAGTACGCGGATGGCGTTCATACGGCATTCGCAAATAACGAGTCGGCGCTCGGGCGCTTGAACACCCAGCTGGCAAACACCGCCGCCGCACAATCAGAGGCTGGAAGCGCCGCTGCCACCGCTGGCGTTGCGCTTGCAGAGCAAGGCAAAACGGCGGCAAAAACAGCTGCGGCCTTTGCCAGTCTGCGGTCGTCGCTCAAGGGCGACGCTGACAAAGGCAAGAGCGGCCCCGACCCGTATCAGAGCTTGCTCGACGGCCTGCGCCGCCAGCTCGCCACAACCGAAAAGCTCAGCGCAGTCGAAAAGCTCAACCTCGACCTGCAAGACAAAAAATACGCAAAAATCGGCACGCTACAGAAGGCAGAGCTGCAGGCAGTGGCCGCGCAGATCGATGCACAGCAGCGGCTGGCCGCCGTGCGCAAGCTGGACGATGCAGACGAGGCAGCCCGCGTCGCCTGGACCAAGCGCCACGGCCAAGCGCTGGCCGAAGAAGAACAGGCCATCTGGGGCAAAATAGAAGCCCAGGTGCAAGCCACCCGCGTGATGGGCCTGAGCGCCACCGCCACCGAAGAACTGACGCTGGCCGACATGGAGCAGCAGCTGGCGTGGCGCGAATCGCTCGACCTGAACGACGATGTCACCGAATCGCTAAAACGCCGCATCGCCGCGCAAAAGCAGCTGATTGCCGAAACGCAGAATGGCGAGATCAAGCAGGCCGGCATCGATGCCGCCAAGGCAGCTGCCGATGCCCACAAAAAAGCCGCCGAAGACGCGGCCCGCGAGTGGCAGAAAACCGTCGATACCATCGACGGCACCTTCCACGATGCGTTTACCGACATGCTCAAGCAGGGCGAAGCAGACTGGGAGAGCTTCACCGACTCGCTAGCGACCACGTTCAAGAGTGCGGTGGCAGACGAAATCTACAAGATGACGCTCAAGCCACTGGTGTTGAACGTCGTCGGCTCGTTCTCCGGTGCTGGCGCGCCAGCGGTACCGGGCGCCGATGGCCAGCCGCTGTCAGTCAGCAATGGGTTTGGCGTTATCTCCGGTGTGCAGTCGG